CTGGTCAAGATTCTTTAAGTGCATTAAAAAATTCTATAAGTGATTTTGTAATGACAGGTAAATTAAGTTTCCAATCATTATCAGAAGCTATTATTAGATCAATAGTAGATGCTATGGTTGGTTCAGTAGTTACTTCTGCAATAAAAAAAGCAACAGAAATATTTAAGTTTGAAGCAATAAGAGAGGCATTAATATCTGCTTATAAAGCTGGTGCAAAAGCATTAGCATCAGTTCCATTTCCATTTAATATTGCGGCGGCTGGTGCAGTTGTTGGTGCTGGTTTAAAATTTGTAGATACTATTAAAGGATTTGAAAAAGGTGGTGCAGTTGCAAAAGGACAACCAGTTATGGTAGGAGAAAGAGGTGCTGAGTTATTTATTCCAAACCAAACAGGACAAATTACACAATCTGCTAGAGGAACAGGTGGTATGGGTGGTGGAAATACTTTTAATTTTAATGTTAGTGCAACTGATGTAAGAGGTGTTAAAGAATTATTAATTGACAATAGATCAACAATAGTTAATGCAGTAAATATAGCTTTAAATGAAAAAGGTAAAGAGGCATTAGTATAATATGGCTGGACAATTTCCTACATCTCCTGTTGCAAGTGATGCTCAAATAGGCTCAGAACAAAACACAATAGTTTCAGTTACTACATCCGGTAGAGTACAAACAAGACAAATTGACGGACAAAAATTTACAATTACTTTGGATTACGCACCAATGACTAGATCAAACTTTGCACCGATTAAAGCATTTCTTATGAAACAAAGATCAAGATTAAATACATTTACAGTTATTCCACCAGTTGTATCAAATGCACAAGGAGTTGCTAGTACAGTTATATCTACCAATGCTTCAGTATCTGCTGGTGCAACTACTTGCACAATAGATGGTATGACAACAAGCACAAACGGAATACTTAAAGCTGGAGATTATTTTAGATTTACTGGGCAAGATAAAGTTTATATGGCTGTCGAAGATTTAGATGCAGATGGTTCAGGCGAGGGAACACTTACATTTGAGCCACCTTTAAGAACAAATGTTACAGATAATACTATTATAATATATGATAATGTTGATTTTAGAGTTAGGCTTAAAAATGATATTCAAGAATATAACATAGTGACAAATGATTTATATAAATATCAGATAGACTTGATAGAAAATCTTTAATGAAAAAATATAAAATAACCCATAAAATAACTGCTGATTTTATTGCTGAAGTTATTGTAAATGAAGATCAAATAGATACTTCAATAAACGATCTAAAGGAATATAATAAACCTAATAGCAAATTTAATTTTACTATGGTAAAAGGTACAGAAAGTGTAACCCAAACTAACTACGAATTATATGACGAGAACTCTAACAACAGCAGTAAAGAATGAACTTGAAACAGATAGCTTACAACCTATTAATCTCGTTTATATCAATGTAAGTACAGGATATAGATTTACCGACCACTATAAAGATGTTACTTATGATTCAAATACATATTTAGCTTCATCATTATTTACTAAACTATCAAGTGTTAAAGAATCTTCTGAAGTAGAAGTTAGTAATATTACACTATCATTTTCTGGTGCAGATCAAACAATCATATCTTTATTTTTATCTAATCAATATATGGAAAAGGAAGCTGAAGTTTATAAAGGTTTTTTAGATAGTAGTGAACAAGTTATTGCTGACCCATTTCTTTTATTTAAAGGCAGAATAGAATCTTTTAGTATTGATGAAAGTATTAACCAATCTAATGCTAATATTGTTGTTGCATCTCATTGGTCAGATTTTAGTAAAATAGAGGGTAGAAAAACAAACACAGGTTCACAACAATTACATTTTGCAAATGACTTAGGCTTTGAATTTGCATCTCAAACAGTACAAGATATTAAATGGGGTAGAGCATAATGCAAGATATTATTAATCTATTTAATAAATTTGATCGTTATAAAGGTAAAGAATTAACTAAGTATCTAAATCCATCAATCAAACTAAACCAATATAAAAAATTTTATGACAACAACGAATTAGTTGGTTTTGTTAATTGGGCTTACATACATGATTTAGTTGAAAAAAGATTTAAACAAACAGGCAAGATTAAACCTAATGAATGGAACTCTGGTAGCAATTTATGGTTAATTGAAATTGTATCTATTAAAAATACATTTAAGATGATGCGTTGGGTTTATAATTACTTTAGAAAACAATTAAAGGTAGATCATTCTATTAATTGGTTAAGAGTAGATCAAGATATTTATAGAGTTGGTCAAAAATTTAAAAGGAGTTTTCACTAATGGGTGGTGTAGTAGAATCAATAGTAAATGTTGTAACAAGTTTTATTGGGTGGTTAATACCTACACCTGATGTTCCTAATTTTGATACACCCGAAGAAGAAAAAGGTGTATTAATAAATAAGTCATCTAACAATGCACAAATACCTGTAGTGTATGGTCGAAGACAAGTAGGAATTACAAGAGTATTTTTAGAAAGTTCTGGTAACGATAATCAGTATTTATATATGGCTGGAGTAGTTTGTGAGGGAGAAATACAAGAAATTGAAGAAATTTATATTGATGATAAAGAAGTTACATTTGATGGTGCATTAACAGATGGCACAGTAAGAGAAGTTGATAGTTCAGATGCAAACTTTTATAAAGATAGTTCACACATTCAAATACAAGCATTTTATGGAACAGATAACCAAGTAGCATCTTCAATATTAACTAACTCTACTAATTGGACATCTAATCATAGACTAAGAGGTGTATGTTATTTAGCTTTTAGGTTTAAATGGAATCAAGATATATTTAGTTCAATTCCACAAGTAAGAGTGACTTTAAAAGGAAAAAAAGTTTATGACCCAAGAACTGATACAACTGGATACACATCAAACTCAGCTTTAATATTGTTAGACTATTTAAGAAATACTAGATACGGAAAAGGACTACCTAATAGTGCATTTGAATCTGATTTTGCATCTTTTAAAACTTCTGCTGATGAATGTGAAACTAAAATAACCCCATATACAGGTGCAGATCAAATAAACTTATTTGAAACTAATGCAGTTATAGATACTGACCAAAAAGTAATTGAGAATGTAAAAAAACTTCTTAATCCTATGCGATCATTATTTACTTATAATAATGGTGTTTATAAACTTAAAATTGAGGGTACAGGCACAGCAGTTAAAACAATAACATCAGATCATGTTGTAGGTGGTGCAAAAGTTTTAGGAGAAAGAAAAAATAATAAATACAATCGTGTAATTGGCACATTTGTTAATCCTGATAAGAACTGGCAAAATGATACTGTATCTTTTCCACCAGCAGATGACACTATTGTTGCAACTGAATTTAAACACGCAACAATGTTAGCAGAAGATAATGGAACTTTATTAGAGGGTAATTTTGAGTTTCCTAATGTAACTAATAAATTTGGTGCAGAGGCATTATGCGAAGTCATTTTAAGAAGATCAAGAAACCAATTACAAATACAATTAACTTTAACATCAGAATTTTTAGAATTAGAAATTGGAGATATAGTTGCAATTACATATCCAAGTGGTGGATTTAATGCTAAACCTTTTAGAGTTTTAGGTTTAGAAATAAATGAAGACTTAACTGTAAATGTTCAATTATTTGAACACCAAGATAACTTTTATACTTTTAATCAAAAGAATCCTATAGCAACTATTGCAGATACAACTTTACCTAATCCATTTAATGTTCAGCCACCAGCAAGTGTTACTTTAGATGACCAACTTATTGAATACAATGATGGTACAGTTATTGTAGCTTTAGATGTAACTATAGGTGCTTCTCCTGATAGCTTTGTAGATTTTTATCAAGTTGAATACAAAAAAAGTACAGATTCAAATTATATTATCTATGCACAAGGTAGTGGATTAAACCACAGAGTATTAAATGTTATTGACCAAGAAACTTATGATGTAAGAGTAAAAGCAGTTTCCACTATTGGTTCATCTTCAACTTATGTATCTGCATCAAGAACTATTGTGGGTGCTATTGCACCACCAAGTGATGTACAAGATTTTTCATGTAATATTGTTGGACAGGAAGCTCATTTATCATGGTCGCAAATACCTGATTTAGATTTAGCATACTATCAACTTAGATTTAGTGAAGAAACAGATGGAACAGCAGATTGGCAAAACTCTGTTAATTTAGTTTCTAAAGTGTCTCGACCAGCAACTTCAATTTCAGTACCAGCTAGGGCTGGAACTTACCTCATAAAAGCTGTCGATAAATTAGGTAACTTTAGTTCTGGTGCAACTGCAATTATTTCTAATGTAATTGAGACTGTTAATCATAATGCTATAATATCTCAATCAGAACATCCTGATTTTAATGGAACATTTACAAATACATTATTATCAGATGATGCAATACAATTAAATTCTTCAGAATTATTTGATTCAGGTTCTAATTTATTTGATGATGAAACAGATAGATTTTTTGATTCTGGTGTAAGTAATGCTGATTTTCTTGCAACTGGTAATTATGAATTTGCAAATGTAATTGATATTGGCACTAAACATACTGTTAGAATTACAGCATCATTAACTCAAAGTTCTGATAATCCTGATGATCTTTTTGATAATGGTAGAGGTTTTTCACTATTTGACTTAGCCCCTAGTAACTTCGATGGCGATACACCAGCAAACTGTGATGCACATTTAGAAATAGCAACTTCAGATGATAATATTACTTATACAGCTTTCCAAAATTTTGTAATCGGGAACTATACTTCGAGATTTTTTAAATTTAGAGTATTTTTAACATCAAGAGATTTAGCATCTACACCTGTTGTTAGCCAAGTATCTGTAACAATAGATATGCCTGATAGAATATTTAGTGGAAATGATATAATATCTGGTGCTGGAACTAAAACTGTAACATTTACAAATCCATTCTTTTCTGGTAATTATGCTTTGGGAATTACAGGCGAAGACCTTGATACTGGAGATTTTTTCGTTGTTGAAAACAAGACAGTTTCAGGTTTTGATGTAACATTTAAAAATTCAGGTGGTACAGCAATAAGTCGTACCTTTGATTTTATTGCAAAAGGCTTTTAAAAGGAGTATAAGAACTTATGGCTCAACACGATTATATAATATCTAATCAATCTTTTCCGTCATTCAGATCAGATTTAAACTCTGTTTTAGAAGCTATTATTTCTACAAATTCAGGAACTTCAAGACCAACATCAGCAGTAGCTGGTACTTTATGGTATGATACAACAAATGGAGTTTTAAATTTATATGATGGCACTACTGATATAGAAATTCAATCATCTTGGACAACAAAAACAGCAAATTTTAATGCAGTTGCTGGTGGTAAATATTTTGTAGATACATCTGGTGGTGCAGTAACAGTTACTCTACCAGCTACTCCTAGTTTAGGAGATGAAATAAGATTTATAGATTCTAATGCAACATTTGATACAAACAACTTAACTGTTGATAGAAATGGCAATCCAATATCAGGAGATGCCAGTAATTTGACAGTAGCAACAGAAAGGGCTGGTTTTGGTTTAGTTTTTTATGATGGAACTCAAGGCTGGGTATTAATAGAGAAATAATTATGAGTAATTACGAGGGTATAAAATATAATTTTGATGGTGCAAATCTTACAGGTATAGAAGCTGTACCAACTGCAACTATTGTTTCTTGGTCAGATTCAACTATTCCAAGTGGATTTTTAGAGTGTAATGGTCAAGCTGTTTCAAGAACAACTTATGCAGATTTATTTGCAATTATAGGAACAACTTATGGAGTTGGTGATGGTTCAACTACTTTTGATTTGCCTGATCTTCAAGATAATGTTCCTGTTGGTAAATCTAACACTAAAGCATTAGCTTCTACAGGTGGTGCAAATACTGTAGCACCAACAGGTAATATTGGTGGCTCTACTGCAAATGCTACTTTATCAACATCACAACTTGCAAGTCATACTCACCCTTTAGAAGTTAGAAACCCAAATGAAGGTAATCTTGCAGATACTAGAGTCGCTTATGGAAGATTACCAGCAACCACAGGTACTGTAAATGCACCAGCAATAAGTAATGCTGGTTCAGGTTCTGGTCACTCTCATAATATGAGTGCTAATTTTACAGGAGATGCTACTTCTGTAGTTCAACCATATTTAACAGTAATTTATATTATAAAAACTTAGGAGAAATAAATGGCATCAATAGGAAATTGGACAATAGTAATGGATGATAAAACAATTATTAAACAATTTGGAGAAGATGCTGGTGCGTATAAAATTGATGATGACAATTTTTGGTCACAATCAAAATTTGAAAATATTTGGGCTATACATTATGGTGCATCAATTACTTCAGATGAAGTAGAATATAGAGATGAAACACCTCATTCATCTTATACAGATGCAAATATAGGAGATATAAGTCAATTTATTAATAAATGGGATTCTCAACATTTAATAAAATTACAATCAGATTGGGATATTGATAATGTACCTGATGAAACTCAAGAAGAAAAAATTACTAGATTAGGTGCAAGACCAACTTCATATTCATCTTAACATCATCCAAGAAGTTAAAATATATTTTTCGCTTGATAATGGTGGATTGCCTCTATGAACATAAGGAAATGCTGATGGCCATATAACTATTCTTCCTTTTTTGGGCTTTATCCTTTTTGAAAAATGTAAAAACTCTGTTTCTCCACCATCTTCTACATCATTTAAGTATATAGAAAAAACAAATGCTCTAGCTTCATTGTGAAAACCTTTATTGTGTTCTATATGCCAAACATGATAACCCTCTGTAGGTAATGTTTTTTGAATTTTTAAAGAAGTAAAATAAAAATTATTATTATAAGATGCTTCTGCACCTGTATTAATTTTATAATGATTCCAAGCTATTTCATAATTTAAAATAATAGTTTTTAAAGATTCCCACCAAACATCTATTTTATCTTCTGATGCAAAATATTGTTGATCTTGTTTTTTTAATATTGGAGATTGTTCAAAATCTATTCTGTTAAGAGTATTATTAAATTTACATTGATCTTCATATAATTTGATTGCCATATTGCAATCTTCTGGAGTGATATAATTGTCATATATACCTATAAAATTATTTATACTAAATTTTTTTTCTTTCATTTGTTTCATCTCCTATAAATATTTGTATTGTTTTTCTTGGTACTGTAGGTTTCATAATTGTTGAAACTTTATGTAAAAGTGGTGCTTTAATAATTACTAATGAATTTCCAACTACAGGTATAAATCCATTAGAATATTTACTTTTAAATAAAAACTCGCCACCATATTTCATATTCCATCTTTTATTTATATAATAAGTTATACCATATTTATATATGCCATCATCATGCCAATTTATACCCGAACCATGATCCATTGAATGAATTAAAGGCAAAAATTTTCTAATTTTTATTTTATGAATATGATTACTTTCTAACAATATTTTAATTTTTTGTAATGGTTTATATTCTGAATATAAATTTGTATTTTTGACAAAATTACTATAACCATATTTTAATTTTTTATCCCATTGTTTCTTAGTGGATTTTAAATTTATTAATTTACTTTTAAAAACATCATAATGAATTTTTTTATATGTTTGATAATCCAAAAACTCTTGTATGTAATATAATTTATCTGGTATTTGATATACTAATTTCATTATTAAATATTTAATTTATATATATCTTTCTCCATAAAAACCAATAGATGCAATAATTCTTGGAGTTATTCCTATTACTTTATGTTTTATATTTTTAGGTATAAATATTAAATCTCCCTTATTGATAGTATAATCAATATTTTCCTCATCATAAATTCTATAAATAGTTTTACCATGTAATCCTATTATAAAAACATCTTCTATATCTTTATGCACAATACCTACTTGAGAAACAAAACTAAAAAATAAATCAACTTCATCTTCTTTATTTTGTTTATACTTAAATAGCTTTTTAAAAAAATCAAAAAGAATTGTAAATTCTTTTAAAGTATTACCAATTTTATGTAATTGGAAAACATCTTGTAAATTACCAATATATGATTTTTGAGTAATAGATGAATAATTTTCTTCCATTAATTTACTTAAAAAATTAAAATCATAATTTTTTTCTAATGAAATAAAATTTTTAATAAAACAAACTTTATCATTTTTGATAAGACTTACTTGATCTTTTTTAATTAACATATCTTATATATAATTTGTATTCTATAACACAATTTGATAAAATAAGTCAAAATAACTAAATGATTATAAATGATAAAATTTATAAATATTCTTAGACATTGGAAGAATAATATATGGAAGAAATTAAACAGCGAATTAAAGAACACGAGGGGTTTAGGGATACTGTGTATTCCGATAGCTTGGGTTTTGCTACTATTGGTTATGGGCATCTTGTATTACCCTCTGATAACTTTGTTGAGGGTGTTGCTTATGACAAAGAAACTCTTGAAGAAGTTTTTGATAATGATTTTAAAATAGCATTAGATTCAGCTA